GGTTGCTGCAGTCGTCATTTCCTGGCTACTCTACGTCGGTTCTGCGGAGGGCACTTACCAGGCGACCAAGGACCGGCTGATGCGCAAGCAACCCAACTGGTCCCCACACTAATCATAACGGCGTGGTTCCGGCTTACATCGGCGCCACGCCACACCTTTACTTATGATCGACGTCACCCCTAACTCCTTCGACGTTTCGGAGGTCACGCACACACCCTGGGTAGCCTGCGGGGTGGACCCGGCCTTCTTCGGCACCCTGACGATCTCCTACGTACCTAACACTAAACTCCTGGACCAGGCCGGCCTGGACGCCTTCGTACTTCAAGCGTCCTCCAGCCGCACCCGGTCAGCGCCGGAACTGGTGCGCTTGATCTTTGACGCATGCTTGGAAGCGCTCGGTAACGTGCCCTTGCAGGTTCAGCTAGAGGCGACCACGCAAGGGCGCTCCCCTATTTCGTTGACGATCATCAATACTATGGAGGAATAACGTGCCTGACTTTGAGGTTCGCAACCGTATCGAGGACATGATTCTGGTCAATCCTGCGGAGTTGCAGGACAATGAGGGCAACTGGCGTTTGCATCCCAAGATTCAAGCGGATGCACTGGTGGATGCTGTGGAGCAGCTAGGCATCACGGACGTGCTCAAGGTGTACCGGTCGGAGCGCTACGGTGGCCTGACCCTGATTGACGGACACCTGCGCAAGGATACCTTCCCTGACGTGCAGTGGCCGGCGCTCCTGCTTGACGTAACTGATGAAGAGGCTGACCTTATCTTAGCCAGTGGTGACGCGATTGCTGCCCTGGCAGAAGCCAGCGCTGACAAGCTCGTGGAGCTACGCAAGCGAGTGCAGCCGCACGGCGACAAACTCAGTTCGGTGCTGGATGGCCTCTACCGCAAGGCAGGGGCAGCGTTGGAGCGTGTGGAGCAGCTACGGCGCTCCCCTATTCTGGACAACCCGCAATCCAAAGCCGCACGCGAGTTGCAGAAGAAGCTCGACGATCCGGTGAAGGTGGCGCCTTCTGCGGTAGCCTCCGCACCGGGAGATGAAGAAGAGGCGATTGCGGAGCTTCTGGAGAGTCAGCAAATCCCTCAGCGTCCGGACTATTCCGAGATGGTGGAGCAGTTTGAGGCGCCGGATAGGGGCAAGTCTGAGGGTAATGAGAAGTGGTTTTATATCGAATACTACCAGGACCAGGAACGATGGGATGAACTATGTGCAGCCTTGGCGCCGCATTTCGCCGGCCAGAGCAAGCACGAGTTGGACCCGGACTTCTTCTTCCAGGCGATGATGACCTACCTCACCGACTGAGCATGTGCGGCATTATAGGAGGCGTTGGGGTGAACGTGTGCCGGCCGAAACTCTTGGGGCTCTTGCATCATCGTGGTCCCGACGCCTCTGGCTGCATTCAGGCCGGCCAGGTCAGCCTGGGCCACACCCGGCTTTCTATTCTGGATCCTTCGGAGCGTTCCAACCAACCCTTCACGTACAACAGCGTCACGGTGGCCTACAACGGTGAGCTTTGGAACTACCGAGCACTGCGTAAGCAACTAGAGGGCGCCGGCCATGCTTTCCACACAACCGGCGACACGGAGGTGGTGGCGTGTGCCCTGCATCACTGGGGCATCCAAGCGCTCCCTAAGATGGACGGTATGTTCGCTATCGCCTGGGTGGTCGACCGGGAGCCTAACAGCGTCTACCTGGCACGGGACCGCTACGGTGAGATTCCGCTGCACGTTTCGCTGGAAGCACCGGTGCTTTTCGCTTCGGAGCGTAAAGCGTTAGTGGCGATGGGTGCTACCGCTGACCGGGTGGAGGACGTAAGCGCCGGCCAGTGCTGGCGCTTTGAGGGCTCGACCTTCGACACTTACCAGTTCTACGATATGCCGTCGACGACGACGGGGCGCTACGGTTCGCCGGTGGAGCTTCTTTCCTTGCTGACGGAGGCTACCCGTATCCGGGAGATCAGCGACGTCGGGGTCTGCACGCAGCTTTCGGGCGGTATTGACAGCGCTGCTATCACCTACCTGATGGCGCAGCACGTGCCGGACCTGGTGGCTTACACAGCGGTGTACCAACGCAACAGCCGGGACCATCGTTGTGCCAAGGAAGTGGCCTTTGAGCTTGGCATCGACCTGGTGGAGGTGCCTGTCGAGAAACCGGCGCCTGGGGATATGGCTGACGTCGTATGGCACATCGAGCAACCCTGGAAGGTTCAGGTCGAAATTGGGTGGGCCAGCCTATGCTTGGCTCGGGCGATGCGCTCAGATGGGTTCAAGGTGACGTTCACCGGCGACGGTTCGGATGAGCTTTGGGGTTCCTACAACTTCTCCCAACTGGCCTTCGCAACCGGCGCAGATTGGTTCCAGTATCGCCGGCGCCTCTACCGGCGCTTGGCTCGGACCAACTTCCAGCGCAACAACAAGATATTCATGGCGCACAGTGTGGAGTGCCGGGCGCCTTTCTGCCACCAGCCATTGGTGGAGTTCGCACTGTCCCTCAGCCGGGAAGCGGTTACACTGGAAGGGCAGTCGCTCAAGGGCATTCTGCAAGAAGCGTTTCGTGGCCTGCTGCCGGACAGCGTGATCGACCGGCCCAAGGTGGGCTTTCAAGACGGCCTGGGTATTAAGAAAGATATTGCGCATGTCGTGGTCAATCCCAAGCGGTTCTATCGTGGGGTCTACAAGAGACTATTCGAGGGAGGATAGCGATGGCGTTGAAAGACGGTGAGATACGTTGGCAGCGGGTGAATACCTGCGGTGAGTGTGGAGCATGTTCGGATGGGCACAGATGTGACCCGGCCAGGGAGGAAATGCGCGATTACTCGGGCATCCGGTTCACCAGCGATGGGTTCGACTGCGCTCTGCCGGTGGCGATCGACAGCCACAGCGTGTGCAGCTACGCATGCCTTTATTGTTTCAGTGATAACCTGATAAACCATCGGGAGCAGCGCTCCCGAAAGCTCGGGCAGACCAGTCTGCGCCAGGTGGAGAGCTTTTTCAGCGGGGGTGGCGGCAAGCGCTTCGACCTCCTGCGCAAGGCACTGCGCTATGACCGGCCTAATGCCAACGGCTACCCGGCGCCGGTACAGCTAGGGGCGATCAATGACCCGTGCGACCACATTGAGCGTCAGCAGGGGTGGCTCCTGGAGTTCATCAAACTGGCGATTAAGTATGAGCAGCCGGTGCGCATCAGCACCAAGGGTACGGTGTTCCAGCTTCCGGAGTACCAGCGTGCGGTGGCAGAGGCGCCTCACCTCTTTTGGGTGGCCTTCTCGATCATCACGCCGGATGATGAGTTGATCGAGCAGTCTGACCGCATGGCACCCAATGCCACAGAGTGGCTAAAGACGATGAAGATTCTCTCGGACCTGGGGTGCTCCACCAGCTTGCGGTTCCGACCCATTATGCCGGGTCTCTCCGACAGTACGCCACGCTACCCTGAAGCCTACCGGGTGCTGATTGAGAAGGCAGCCGCAGCCGGCGCTAAGGCGATCTCCTATGAGGTCGGCTTTGTCCCGGGTATTATGACGAAGGACGTGCGCTGGCGCTGGCAGCGCATGAGCAGCATCAGCGGAGTGCCTTACCGGGAACTCTACCGGCAGTTCGGTCCCCGGCAGGCATGCATGCGACCACCTGCAGTCTGGACTGAGAATATCATGCACGCCATAGCGGAGGTCGGGCACAAGCACGATATGACGCTAGGGGTGAGTGACCCGGTGTGGAAGCAACTGACCGACACGGGCTGCTGCTGCGGCATCCTTCCGGATGATCCGGTGTTCGGCAATTGGGAGGCCGAGAGCGCCACTAACCAACTCCTGATTGCCAAAGAGACCGGCAAGCTCCTGGGGCCTGACGACATCACGCCGGATTGGGCCTACGACGCCGGGTTGGCCGGTCTGGTCTATCCGGGTGTGGGGCCTAAAGCCGCATGGGAGCACCGACACACTAAATGGTCCGACAAGCTCCGGGACGTTTGGAACAACCCAGGCAAGGAGCGCTCTCCCCTGAGCTACTTCCAGGGTGCGCTGCTGCCGGACCATCGGGACGACAACGGCGACCTCTTCTACCGCTACGAAGGGCTCAAGCGACATTACCCGGACAAGGTGCCCTTCTGGAAGGTGCCGCCACGCATAGAGTAGGAAGGTAATCCATTATGAACCAAAACAGAAAGCCTTGGGCTAGAATGCCGGATGAGCCGGGCCTTTGGTTCGAGCGATTTGACCTCTGGCGGTCCCTGGGACCTTCTCGCACAATCGAAGAAGCATTCCAGCGAGATAGAGCAAAAAGAGGGCTCAAAGCGGAGCGCCCACACTTCCGATGGTACGAAGTGCGCAAGGACTGGGACTGGGACGCCAGGGCAGAAGCGTGGGACGCCTTCAAAGCAGAAGAGAGCCGGCGCCTGGAGATCGAAGCGGAGAAGGAAGCGCTCCAGCAGGCCAGGCAGGACCGGCGCGAGTTAATGGATGGGTTCACCGGCACCATAGCCACGGCGCTGGTGAACTACACTCAAAGTATGGACCGGCTAACAGGGCTGGTGGACTACTTGCAGGACCAGGCGCAGCGATGTGAGGATGAAGATAGGCGCGACCTGCTCCTGCAGAGGGTGGGAGAGGTCAGCCACGCGATGGCAGAGCTTTCAGCGCTCCCTGACGTGACGAAGGCGATGGAGATGCTGGTCAAGCAGATGCGCACGGAGTTTGGCGATTTTATCATCCCTGAACGTCAACCGGCGCAAGACGCCAACGACGACGATCCGCACCAGGTACCGCAGGACGATACCCTGCGCATCATCGTCTATGACTGAGGCATGTTGACGTGTGGCTACAGAGTATGTTTGGAAACTACCGCTGCGCACGGAGGGTGCCCTACGCGACTTCGTGGAAGTCGCCTTCGGCACGTGCATTCCGGATACTGTGGTGGTACCTGAGCACTCGACACCCTGGAGGGCCTTCTGTGACGCTTACTTCGCTCGGGACAGCGTGGTGGTCTGGAAAGCCAGCCGTGGGTTCGGAGGCAAGAGCTACCTCCTAGCGATTCTTGGCCTGACGGAAGCGTTGACGCTCAAAGCCGATGTCAAGATATTGGGGGGCTCGGGCGCCCAAAGCAAGAACGTTCAGGACTACATATCGGACGATCTTTACAATGCTGAGCACTGCCCACGGTGGCTTTGGGATGGAGAACCCTTAACGACGGTCAGCCGGTTCACGCACGGCAACTCCATTCAGGCGCTGATGGCAAGCTCCAAGAGCGTGCGAGGGCCTCACCCGCAACGGCTGAGGCTCGACGAGGTTGACGAGATGAGCGTGGACCTATTCGACGCAGCGATGGGGCAGCCGATGGCAAAGGTGGAGGGCCGGCGCATCGTGATTCCTTCCCAAACGGTCTGCTCCAGCACGCACCACTACCCGGACAAGACGATGACGGAGGTTCTGAAACGGGCCCGGTCCAAAGGTTGGCCGATTCACGAATGGAGCTACCACGAAACTAGCTGTGAAGACGGGTGGCTCCTGGAAAGCCAGATCGAAGAGAAGAAGCGTGACACATCCAACCGTATGTGGGAGGTCGAGTACGATCTGCAGGAGCCGGTAGCTGAGGGCCGGGCCATTCTCACCGAATGGGTGGACGCCACGTTCGATGCAGCGCTAGGCAGTTACCGGGGTGCGATAGGTGAGTACATCGAGATCGAGAAACCGCAGCGTGGGGCACGCTACGCAACCGGCGCTGACTGGGCTAAGAAGCAGGATTACACAGTGATCGCGACCTGGAGGACCGATGTGCACCCATATCGGCTAGTCGCCTTTGAGCGCCGGCAGCGAGAGCCCTGGCCTAGAATGGTGGGCAGGTTCGACAAGCGGGTAAAGCGGTTTCGGGGCAAGGCACTCCACGACGCCACGGGCCTGGGCAGTGTGATTGAGGACTACAAGACGTCAAGAAGCGGCGGGGTGGTGATGGTGGGGAGTAGGCGTCGGTCCCTTTTCTCTAACTACATAGCAGCGATGGAAGATGGGGCCTTCATCGCGCCGGACATTGAATGGATGCGAGACGAGCACAAGTATTGCGAGAGCGACGACCTATACAGAAGCGGCAAGAGCAATCACCCGCCTGACAGCGTGGTGGCCGGCGCACTGGCCTACGAAGCCACACTCCACGGTGGCGGCAGGGGCACATAGGGGAGGCAAGAATGAAGCGGCAGCACTACCGTGATGTAGGACCCAGGGACCTCTACGACCTGATCGGGGCGCAGCAGTTCATCGTGCTGGTTAACACGGGGCTGCGCGACACCCACAAGCTCCTGGACATTGGGTGCGGTTCCTTGCGGGGCGGCAGGCTCTTCATCCCCTACCTCAACCAGCACAACTACTACGGCATCGAGCCCAACCGGGAGTTGGTAGAGGCGGGGTTCGAGAACGAGCTTGGTTGGGACATTCTTGTGGTCAAGGTGCCCAAGATTGACCACAACGACCAGTGCGACACCAGTGTTTTCGGGGTGGACTTCGATTACGCTCTAGCGCAGAGCCTCTTCACCCACCTGCCGCTGACGATGATTACTCAGTGCCTTGACAGCCTGACGTCGACGCTGGTGCCGGGCGGCCAGTTCCTCTTCACCTTTTTCGAGGGTGACGAGGACTACAAAGGCACAGTGCCCTACTCCCACCTGGTGCGGTATCGGTTCGACACATTGGATAGCCTGGCGCAACGAGCCGGGTTCGAGCCCTTGGCGAGGCTGCCTTACGTGCATCCCAGGCAGCAGACTTGGGTAAGAGCGATAAAGCCATTATGACCCTAACGGATTGAGAGGTGCAGCATGACAGAGATCGAGCAGGCAGAGCAAGGGCCTATCCAGCGTGCGGAGGCTGAGAGCCGGCAACCCAGGTTCTCGGAGGGCACCCGCAAATACGTCGCAGCCGTGCGGAGTATGCTGGAAACGTGGACGAAGGATACCATCCAGCAGATTCCACCCTATCAGCCCAATAGCAGGGAGTTGGACAAGTGGCTCAGCGACTTCTGGCGCACGGAAACGCTGCTGAGCGGAGTAGTCTCCAGCGTCATCAACATTGACAAGAACAGAGGGTGGAACTTAACGGGTGGGCGCAATCAGGTGGCGCGGTTCACCAGGGTGCTCAGAGGCGTCGAGGGAGGGCAGGGGTGGCGCCGGTATGCTTCCTTGCAGAGCGAGAGCTTCTGGACCACCAACATCGGTGCTGTGTCGGAGATCGGGCGCATCGGTGACCAGGGACCTTTGGGCGCACTCTACCACGTGGATCCTACACGGTGCCGGCTGACCGGTGACCTGCAGGCACCTTTGGAGTACACACCTTCCCAGGGTAAGCCGCAGGCGTGGGGGCCACTGGACTATATTCGCTCTACCAGCCTGCCGATGGTGCAGGAGGACTACCACCAGCTAGGCTACTGTGCTGTGATGCGTGCGGTGCAGTTCGCTGTGCTGATGGTGGCGATCTACCGGCATGACAAGGAGATGTTGTTTGCCCTAATGCCTAAGGGCTTGCTCCTGATGAGCGGCATCGACGAGCAGGACTGGGAAGACGCGATGGTTGCAAACGCTGAGCGCTTGACCGCCAAGGAACGGGAGTTCTTTGCGGGGCTCAGCATCTTCTTCTCCGGGGTGGCCGGCGACATCGACGCCAAACTGGTGACCTTGAGTCAGCTTCCACATGGGTTCAACATGAGCGAATGGACCAACATGCTGATGTACGGGTATGCGCTGGTGTTCGGCTACGATCCACGGGAGTTCTGGCCGGTGTCGGGCGGCACCTTGGGCACGGGTAGGGAGACCGAGGTGCAGGCGATGAAGGCCACGGGCAAGGGAGGGCTCGACTTCGCACTATCCTTCCAGGACAACCTGCAACGGGAGCTTCCACCTACCCTGCTCTTCGAGTTCGAGCAACGGGACGCCTTTGGTGAGGCGTCGGAGTACGAAGCAATCCGGGCCTTTGCGGAGGCTGTCAATGAGATGGCTGCGCCGGCAGGTCCGGGCATGGGTGAAACGCTCACGCCTGAGCAACGGCGCATCCTGTATGCGGAAAAGGGGTTCATCCCAGACGAATGGACTCTGACAGAAGAGGACGTGACGGCTACCGACGTGGAGAGCGTGGAGCGTGATCGGCTGCTGAGCCAGGACCAGGTGCTGAGGGCGTGTGAGCGCTTCCCTGCGGAGCCTATCGTGCGCCTGACCTGGCGGTATGGTCGAGGTATCCAGGTCAAGCGCTTGTGGGACAGTGGGCAGCAAGCGCTGGAGCCGGCACGATTCTATAGCGTCCCAGGCCGGCAGCGGCAGGCAGAGGTGGACCCGGAGCAAGTGTACTTTGACGACGGCACGGTAGTCATCACGGGTGAGGACGTGCAACGGGCACTCTCCAAGTGGGACAACCGGCACGACGAAGCGTGGGCCGGCTTACCGGATGCGGCGCCGGCAGAAGCGGAGGAAGAGAATGCATGAAACCTACGATGACATTAAGGACAGGATAGACGAAGAGCCAACTTGGTACGACGCCAATGGGGTGCCGCGATATGGGGAGTTCAAGCCTGAGCGTTGCCCGAACATTTACTCTAATCAGGTAGTGCTCTTCCGGATACGCTGCCAGGGTTGCAGCAAGACGTTCGACGTAGAGGCGCATAGCTCTTGGTTTGCGTCAATCAAGCGACCACGCCGGCTGCACTACGGAGATCCACCAGCCCACGGATGCGTTGGCGACACGATGAACTGCGAGGACGAAGAAGTCTTGCAGGTGTGGCACAGACCCGACGCTGCTGGTTTATGGGTGCGTAGGCCGGAGCTGGAAGGGCCTATCAACTTTGAGAATGGAGAAGAAGCGTGATCGAGCAGGAACGGTCCAAAGTATGCAGGGTATTTGACCTTCACTTCGTAAAACGTTTGCTGTGGGCGCAGGACCAGCTTCCTCCCTGGGTACTCTGGTTGATCTGGTGGCCTTTGCCCTGGCTGCGCTTGACATGGGTGCAGGACGTGACCGGCCAGGTGCTGGTACAGCACAGTGACGCTGCCAGCCAGGAAGTGATCGACTACGGGTGGTACTCCACGGCTGCGTTCAACGCAGCGGCGCAGGTGCAGCACGTGGTCAAAGTGGCCGGACCGCAGGACCTCTCGAGCCGGTTCGAGTTTATGCCTGTGGAGCAGGCAGCGTGAACGTCACCATCGTAGGCTCAGGGGTCGTAGGCAGGGCATCGGGGTTGGCGCTGGCTGTGAACGGGCACAATGTACTCTTCTACGATGTGGACAAGGCAGTGTTCGAGGACCTGCCCAAGTTTGCGGAGCGCACTACGGACTGGCACTTTGCGTACAGCTACGGCGAGGTGCTGATGATCTGCGTGCCCACTGCATCCAGCGCTTACGGTGCGTGTGACCTGGGTATCGTCGAGGGCGTGGTGGATATGTTCGCTGCGGAGTACCACGCCACGGGGTGCCGACAGGAGAAAGCGCTGGTGCAGAAGTCCACGTGCCCACCTGGCACAGCGCGACTGATGATCTCCCGACTAAAGCAGGAGCACAGCATCCTGCCGGAGAGCTACCACTACCTGGTGTGTCCGGAGTTTCTCAACTCGGGCACGCCGATACGCGATGCGGTGGCGCCGGCCAAGGTGGTCGTCGGCATTGGAAGCGCTAAGCACGTCAGTGTAGCCAAGAGCCTCTACGGGTGGGTGGGCAGCCGGCTGCACTTCGCAGGGTATGAAGAGGCTGAGTTCGTCAAGTACACTAACAACCTCTTCCACGCCTTGCTCATTTCCTTCTGGAACGAGCTCGACCTGGTGGCTGAGCAGTTCGCCAAGGTCAACGGTCAAGCGCTCGACATGGACCGGATTGCCAGGCTGACAGCGCTGGAGCCGGGGCTGGAGAGCGTCTACCGGGTATTCGGCAAGGCATGGGGTGGAGCATGCCTGCCCAAGGACACCAGGGCCTTCCGGACCTTTGCCAACCACCTGGGCGCCGGCACACCTACGGTCGATGCGCTTATCAGTGTAAACGAAAAGATGCGCTGCTTGCGTGGTGAGCAGACCCGGCACTGGCGCGATCTCCACAGGGAGGATTGAGTATGCCTTACGTCTATGACCCAAGGCTAAGGGGTTCCGGCTACCGGGACACTGATACCGGGCGCATAGCGTCTCACGCTGCGGTTCGGGAGCAGGTGGACCAGATGGTAGCTGCCTCCAACGACGTGCAGCTAACGCTCTCGGAGATGGTGGCAGACCAGGCGATCTCTCCTGGGGATTGGCAGAGCGCTCTGCGCCAGGAGATCAAGGATAACTACCTCACTCAGTACTTCGTGGGCCGGGGTGGTCGGGAGCAGATGACGCCGCAAGACTGGGGCAGCGTGGGCGGCATGATCGGTGAGCAGTACGGCTACCTGGAGGACTTCGCTGCGGAGGTAGCAGCCGGCGACCTCTCCCAGGGGCAAATCTACAACCGGGCACGTATGTACATCAACTCCAGCCGGGAAGCGTATGAGCGTGGGCTGCAACGCACGGTAGAGGAACGGGGTTACACCGAACACAGGTGGGTTTTGGCAAACGCCGAACATTGCGAGGATTGTATATCGTTGGCAGAAGAGGGCTGGAAACCCGTAGAAGAGCCGTTTATCTCTCCCTCCACGGGAGAGGAAACGCTGCCCGGCATGGGCGACACGATTTGCCTGACCAGTTGCCAGTGCCACATCGAGTACAGGTAGGAGGGAACATGAACGAGTGCCCGTGTTGCTTGAACGGACCATGCGAAAAGGAGCCATTGGACGCTTGGGTGGCTGAACTAACTGACAAAGAGCTATTTGACATATCCTTCGAGGAAGCAGAGTCAATCGGCCGGAACGACGTCTACGATGCTAGGCATCAGGGGTTGAATGACACGCTGCGTGCCGAGCTTTGGCGGCGGTGGCAGGAAGAAGCGTAGGAGGGAGCATGGTTAATTTGGGACCCTTAAAATTGGAAGTGCATGCTGGTGACGAAAGCAGGTCAAGCGACCTACAACAGGCGTTTGTCGTTTGCGGGTATTGCGGCACAGCCTACAAAGGTACAAGGTTCGCGTGCCCTGCGTGTCGGGCGCCTAATCCTCACATCACTGTGATCCTAACATTCCCAAGGAAAGAGTCAGGGTAGCATGCCTTCGACAACCTTCGTTATCGTTCACTACCGCACACCCAAGCTCATCCGGCAGTGCCACGCCTCCATTCGGGAGTTCTACCCGGATTTTCCGGTGATAGTCGTGGATGGTGGTAGTACCACGGATACCTCTACCCAAGCGCTGAAGGCCATAGCGGGCCACGAAAGGACCACGGTGTTGTTCAAGTCACGTAATATCGGGCACGGACCTGGCCTGCACGAAGGCATTAAGAAGGCCGGCACGCCTTACGTGCTCACGATGGACAGCGACTGCATCGTGCAACGGGGTGGATTCGTGGAGATTATGATCGACAGGCTAAGGCCACAGCGTGTGTATGCATGCGGTAAGCTAGTCCACGTGAATCGGTACGGGCAGAAGATCGAACAAGGTGGGCTGCGCTACGTCAGGCCGGTCACAGCGCTTTGGGACCGGAACGTCTATTTGAGCTACCCACCTTTTGACCTGCACGGCGCTCCGTGCCTGCGCAATGAACTCTACGCAGCACGTGATGGGTGGCGGGTGGAGAGTTTCCCGGTGGACGATTACGTGCTGCACCTGCAGCGCCGGACACGTGAGAAGCACGGGTGCCACTGGACAATGACAGGGCCTGTCGTATGAGTACGGTCTATGTGGTGCTCGGCATGCACCGGAGCGGCACCAGTTTGGTAAGCTCGATGCTGCATCGGGCCGGTCTTCCGATGTGTCGCTACCGCTGCTCCAAAGGCGACAAGACGCAACCCTTCGGTTACTATGAGGACCACGACTTCGTGGTCATCAACCGGGCGATTCTGGCCGGCGCTCGGGGCAACTGGCACAACCCCTCCTCCATCAAAGCGATCCGATTCGCTGCGGAGGAACTGAACTCGGATATGGTGAACCTGGTGCAGAAGCGTGCGGATGGGCTGGTAGCCTGGGGCTGGAAGGACCCCAGGACGACGCTGACGGTGTTTGCCTGGCATGCGTGCCTGCGCCGGCTGGACTTCACACCCAGGTACGTGCTAACGCACAGAGATGAGACCGGCGTCGTCGAGTCTTTGTTGCGTCGAAACAGGGGCAACCCTGTCGATTGGGCAACGCTCTACCACGCCTACTATGGCCGCGCAGAGCGCTTCCTGCGGTCCACCAGGGCACCTTACGTGCGGGTGGACTTCCGGGAACTGACCAAAGGCGACCTGGCAGCGGAGGCTGGCCGGCTGGCAGCGTTTGCGGGGTTGGAGGACCAGATCGACGTGATGATGGACCAAGTTCACAGGAGAGATTGATGATCATTATAGGTGGTACGGGCAGAAGCGGCACGACGGTACTGGCGCAAATGTTCCAGCAGGACCGGCGCTTCGCGGTGTTCATCGAGCCCAGGTTCCTGATTGGGCCGGGCGGCCTAATGGATTACGTTGTGAACCAGAATGTGGACCGGGCGCAGTTCGTGGACCACGTGATAGAGCGCTTCCTTCCCAGGATGGTGAAGATGCTGGAGCGCTTTGATGTGCTCCCGAATGCCGGCAGCGTCTATACACCGGAGGTGGTCCGGGAGGTTGCGGAGGTAGCCGGCGCAGCCAGCAGTCACCGGCGCGACGAGTTCGGGCGCCTCTTCACCTATGAACTGTTGGGGCGCATCCACGCCTGGACCGGCACGGATGAGATCGTCTGCAAGGAGCCTCACGCGATTCTGTGGGCCGGCTACCTGAGCACGATCTTTCCTACAGCCAAATTCATCCACGTCATCCGGGACCCCAGGGACGTCTGCGCTTCCGTGGTCAAACGGCATTGGGGACCACCTAACGTTCTGGCCTTCCCGGACTGGTACAACCGACTGATGGAAGAGGCTTGGGCAGCCAAGATGACCGTGCCGGAAGGGCACTACGTGACGGTAAGCCTGGACCGGATGGTGGATAACCCACCGGCGACCTTCGGGCAGCTATGCGCCAGGCTGAGGGAGCGCAAGGCAACCGGCGACATCCTGGGGAAGCTATGGGATCTGGTCACGCCGGGCGACTGTCATCGAGGTAGGTTTGCGGAGGATTTGGGGTTGGGTGAGGCTGGCTACGTGCACGATTACTGTTGGAGGTGGTACAAACGATGGCTCGATCTTTCGATAGTATAAGCAAGGACGAAGCGGGGTTTGTCCGTGTGGGTGGCAGCAAGTACACCCAGGGCATGGTGCTCTTCCGTTTGATCGAAACGCCGACCGGACCAACAGTGCACATTCGGCTCAAGCGCAACTGCCGCCAGGTGGAAGAGCGTGGAGACCCGGACTTCTACATTCCCTGGGACGATTTCAAGGAGGAAGTGGAACGTTAGTGGCGACAAGTCAGCAAAATCGGTTGACAAGTGCCTGAGCCTGTGGTAGTCTGAGAGGGTAAGGCACGACGATTGCGACGAGCCCTATGAGGCCACCCGGCGCTACCGGGTGGCCTTTTCTATTAGGAGGCTAAGGTGAATGCAATAAACGAGATTTGGCGCAGGATTCAGCAGGTGTTCACGCCTTACGTACAACTTCGTGCGATCAAGGACGTGGACGAATGGGATGGCGCAGCCTCCAGGTGGGACTCCACCCAAGCCTACTGCGATGACTGTCTTATCAACGTCAACGCAGACGCCGGCAACATTGAGGCAGACGACTGGGTACAAAGCCACTGCATGCTCCCGATTCGAGAACCCGGCGACGATGCGGATGTCTACGTGCGGCAGGCAGTCTATGCTGCAGCCGGCGGCAGGGGCATCTCCGCTGTGGAGCGTCCCGATGACGTTGCTGCGGAGGACTGGGCAGAAGCCGTGGAGAGTGCAGCGGAGGAACTCATTTCAGCTTACAACCAGATGGACGAAGTGGCGCCGGATGCGATCTATGAAGCCGCAGGGCAGGAGCCTCCGGAGGACGAAGAGCGTGCCACCAACCTGAACCAGATTTGGCAACAAGTCGATTGGCAGGCGTGGGAGATCGACTATTGGCTCCACAACCTTTACGTCGACGACGACGGTGGGCTCTACGCGATTGCCAGCCAAGAAGGCAAGCTCTACCGGGCAGAACTGACCCTGGCGCAAGGGGAGGTGACCGCAGGGGAGTGGCAGCGGGTGGAAGTGCAGCATGTGCCGGTGACCCGCAGCATCAACATCTTTCGGCAGGAGGATGGGCGCTACCGGGGTGTGGGCATAGCCTGCACTGCGATTCTGAACAAGGACCAGGAGATCGACTCCACGGACCTCTTCGAGGACTTCGTGGAGCGGTTCAATCAGCAGGACAGAGCCAGCGACCCGGTCAAACTGGACTTCTACCACGAGGACATCTTCCTGGGCGAGATCGACTACCTGGCCTGGGACGGCTTTGCGCTGGTGGATAGCTGGCTATTCAGGGACGACGAGATCGGGAGGGCAGCAGCAGAAACGCTGATGCAAGAGCCCGACCAGTGGGGGCAGTCCATCAGCTACAAGCCGATGGCTGAACCTGAGCTTTTGGATGTTGGCGACGGTATTACTTTTCCTGTGTGGCTGGAAGGCAAGCTCGAACGGGTGGCAATCCTGCCCAACGACAGTGCCTCTGCCTGGTACACCACAGCGACCGTACAGACAAGGAGTGAGAAGAACATGAAAGCGCAAGTTCTGGAAGCACTGAAGCGACTGGTGGGGGAGGAGCAGGCTGCGCTCCTGGCCGGCCAGGTGGATAACATCAATGACCGGGTGACCGGTGAGGGCCTGATTGCACGCAGCGAAAGCGCTGAGGATCCTGAGCAGTCGGAGGAAACGGAAGCGCCGGAGGACGTGGATCGTGAAGCCGGCGACGGTGAGCAGCCAGAGCCCGTGGAGCAGGAGGAAGCACAAGTGCCGCCAGAGGTCCGGGTGGTGCGCGATATGCGCACGCTGATGCAGGAGCAGGCCGGCGTCCTCAATACGCTGGTCGAGACCCTGGGTGCCTTCGTTCCGGAGGTTCAGGAGCGCTTGGATGCATTGGAACAATCGGAGCAGGAGCGGCGCGATGCGTGGTTGGCAGACCTGCCTGAACCACAGGTGCGTGCCATCGTGCGCCCAAGAGAGACGCACCGGGTTGAGGGGGACGAAGCCAACGTGGACACCAGCACTCGGGTTCGGGAGCAACTGGCAGCCAAGGGGATTGCGCAGTCGGCTGGTTAGCCGGCGCCGGCAATTGAGCCTAACGGCTGATTACTTATAGGAGGACACAGACATGCCAGAGGATATGCGACAACAGATGCGGCGCATGACGCTCAGTAGCTCGGCGACACCCATTGGGTGCTGCAACTACTTCGACCAGTGCGCTGATGAGATTCTGTCCCTGACGTTTAGGGGCACCCTGGGCCTGCTGGATTGGCTCGGGTTTCAGGTGACTGACGAGTGCTATCGCTCGGTGGAGTTCATCACCTATCGCCGGCCAGAGCAGACGCTCCAGGGTACGGATACCGCAGGGTATCAGAGCGACCCTTGTGCTGACCCCAACGAATGGGAGTTCGGCACCCGGAAGATCACGGTGGAGGACTTCGGGCGCATCACCCGTGCCGGGCCTACCCGCGAGATCATGGTGCCCAAGCGCTACTGCAAGACGCAGCCACGCTACCGGCTGGATGGGACCCTGGTGGAGAGTGAGCAGGAGTGGGACATGCTGCACACCACGGACCAAATCCTGGACGACATGCGAGAGCTTATTGTCGTCGGTAACTCGGCTGTGGGCGGCCAGTTCGACGGTCTGCAGCAGTGGGTGGCTACCACGCACGGCGGGGCGCTCAACTCCTGGGTGGTGAACTGGAACAACAACGTGATGAGCGGCGGCGCCGGCATTACCGTGAACGGCAACGCGATCGGTGCCACGTTCGACATCATCGACGTGCTCCAGGCGATTTTCCGGCGCATTATGCAGCGGAAGTCGTGGAACGCACAGTTCAGCGGTTCGCCGGTGGCTTTGGGCGATATGATCCTGGTGCTCCCGACGTTCGCTCGGGACTGCTTGCTGGACTTCTACACCTGCTGGTCGGTTTGCGCCGGGCAACAGTACAACGAAGTCAACCTGCAGACCTACGAGGCTCGGCAGTTCCGGGACAACCTGATCAGCGCTCAGAACCCGGCCAACCTCTTCGGTCACGGCTACATCACCTTGGACGGTATCACGATTCCGCTTCTGGCCTACGATTGGGAACTCATTAACGGGCCTACTCGGTTCGATATGTACTTCCTGACGGGGCAGATTGGTGGGCGCCGGATTTGGGAGGGTGAGTTCCTGAGCGCAGACGAGTCGCTCAGCACCTTCCGGGATGTGCTTCCGGGCAACGTCAATCCGGGTGACTACTTCTCCCTGGACGGTGGGCGCATGCTCGGCAAGTACGACACGGATAACGAGTGCTACAAGCTCAAACTGTGGCATCACCCACGTCTGTTCTGCCTGGCACCCTGGATGCAGATTCGATTCCAGAACGTGCGCTGCAACAGTGCGGTAGACCCGCTGAGCCCTGACACCGACGAGACCAGCTTCTACCCGGAGACCAGCTTCGACGCTGCTGAGTGTTCGTAACCTAGACATCGACAGCCGGCCACGTAGGGGAGAGTGTTATCGGGGCGCTCTCCCCTACGGAGTAGCCTGCTCGGAGACCTATGGACAACTTGACGATCATCGTCCCCTTCTGGAATGGGCACGCCGGACTGCCCAACCTGCTACGCTCTATCCCTTCCGATATTCCGGTTATAGTCGTAAACGATTACGGTAGTGAGGCGCCTGACGTGGGGCGGTGGTCTAACGCTCGGGTGGTGAACCTTAACAATCGAGGATACTTTGCCGGCGGGTGCAACGCAGGGTTCGCAGCGTGCGCCACGGATGTGCTCATCCTCAACCAGGATGGAGCCTTACGCAACGGGTGGCAGCGTGCGCTGCTGGACCGAGACCGCTACGGCATCATAGGGGATGGGGTAATGGGGCATCCGGCTTGGCCTAACGGCTACGTGCAGGGCACCTTTATGTTCATCCGGCGCGACGTCCTGGACCGGGTAGGTGGGTTCAACAAGGACCTCTACCCACTGTGGGGCGGTACGTGCGAGTACCAACTGAGGGCATGCCGGCAAGGGTTCCAAGCGCTTCCGGTGGATGTGGACCCTTACTTCGAGCATGCCAGGGGTGGCAAAGCCTTCGGCAGCGCTATCCAGCGCACGCTGAATGAGCACCCGGAGCAGCGCAGGCTCTTCATCAAGACGCCTCCGGAGATCAGCGTCATCATCACCACCTACAACTTCGGGCGCTACCTGGAGCAAGCGGTCAGGTCCGTGCTGGACCAAACCTTCCAGGCCACGGAGATCATCATTGTGGACGATGGGAGCACTGATAACACTGCTCAGGTGGGACGCCGGCTGGAAGATCGGTGGAAGGGCATCCGGTATATCCGGCAGGAAAACCAGGGCGCCAGTGTCGCAGCCAACACGGGCATCGAGCCGGCCAAAGGGCGCTACGTCACGGTGCTGGACGGTGACGACTGGATGGCGCCTACCCGACTAGAGAAGATGCACGCCTTAGCACTGCGACACCCGCACAGTGTCATCTACGACGATGTGCGGTTTGTGGGCAACCAGGGGCAGGAGCGCATCCGGCGCATGCCGGATTACGACTTCGAGGTGCTCCTGAACCGGAACGGCATGCACAAAGGCATCCTCTATCCCAAGAAAGCCTGGCTGCAGGTAGGTGGCTATGCTCCCAGGATGGACAACGGTAGGGAGGATTGGGAGTTCAACATCAAGCTCGGGCTGCACGGGTGGTGCGGGGTTCATCTCAAAGAAGGGCTCTATATGTACCGGCGCCAGGGGCAAGGCAGAACGGAGCACACGCCACGGCCACGGAGCTACTTCAAGGAAAAGATCATCCGGATGCACCGGGACATTTACGAGCAAGGAGCTAGACCTATGGCATGTTGTGGAGGCAAGCGCAGGAGCAGCAGCACCCGCACGGTAAGCATCCAAACCACGTCCGGGCCTGCTATGTCGCTGGACACCCAACCGGAGGGCGATTGGTTGGCGATGGAGTATACCGGCAACAGCATCGGTAACCAAACGATCTTCGGCCCTTCCGGCCAGCGCTACAAGTACGGGCGCAACCAGCGCAACCTGCGCATTTGGGTGCGGGTAGAGGACCGGGAGTTTATGGAGAACACGGGCCTCTTCTTGCGCTTCAACCTTCCCGGGCCGGCACCTGAACCGGAGTCGGCACCGGAGCCGGAAGAAGAGGCGCCTGCTGAACCGGAGGTCACAACCTTGCCGGTGGAAGAGGCGCCGGTACCGGAGGCTACCCGCTACGCAGCGAACCTGGCAGAGGAAACCGGGGTGGACCTACGGGACGTGTCCTACGACGGTGACAAGATCGGCATAGCTGACGTGAGGGCCTACCTGGATGAGTTGGGCATTGACTACTGAGCCGGCACGGGCACTGGTGGTAGTGTGGATGTTGGCGACGTTTGCCACCTACCGGCTGGCGCAACTGATAGCATTGGACGATGGACCCTTAGATTGCCTGGCAACGCTTAGGGGATTAACAGCTTACAACCGTAAGGGCAAAGCACGGGCAGGGCAAGTATGGGCCAGCTTGCGAGCGCTAGTGAATTGCCCGTATTGCCTGGGAGTTTGGTTCGGAGCCTTTACCACGATGATAGCGTGCCTGATACTGCCGATGGGGTTCTGGACCGGAGTGTTATTCTGGCTGGCAGTAGCTGGAGGACAGTGTGCGCTACAGTCGCTTACGGATATGGTTCCACGCTGAGCGGAGGTCGGGAGCGATCATGGATTTCCTGCGTGAGTTAGTCCTGCTGCTGATGGGCGCCTTAGCTACAGGCGGCATCGGCGGCAGCATTCTCTTCTACCGTCAGTACAAGCGCATCAAGGAAGCGCAGGCGCAGAAAGAAACAGCGCTGGCGACCAAGACGGATGCGGAGGCTGACAACCTGACCGTATCAGCGCTCGGGGCGGCGATAGAACTACTGCGCTCAGAGAACAACCGGCTGGTGTGTCGGACGGATACGCAACAGACGGAGATTGACCAGCTAAGGGGGCAGTTCAACGATCTGGCAGCGGAGAATATCAACTTGCGCCGGGAGATGACAGAGGTGCAGCAGGAGAACAAAGCGCTGCGCTCCTATGTACTCAGGCTACATGCTGTGCTGGTGGACCTCAAGCGGGGCATCTCCGTGCTGGTGAAGCAGATTTGCGAGGCAGAGCTTGAGCCGGACTACACGATTCCGCAGGACGTGCTGGACCTCCTGGACGAAAGGCCACCTACGTTCACGGGTAAGGCTGCGATGAAGAAGGAGAGAGAAGATGGTAAGCAGTGACCCAGTAGAGTTTGTAAAGCGGCTTGACAACGACAGGTTGCAGCGAGTCGGCAACCAGGTGCAACTGACAGCCGGCGAAGCGGTCATAGGCAAGCTAGGTGGGCTCGGGGGCACTGTCCCGGTTACGCCTACGGTGACAGCCGGGGCCTATACTGCGGGCGACGTGGTTGGTGGGTTGCTGGAATTTGCTAACGCGGCGAGGGCTAACGGCGTCGGTGGGTTGGTGGTCGGGGTGTCCATCATTGATGACGCCGGCCAGGACAGCGAGATGGAACTCTGGCTATTCAATGCGCAGCCTGACGCTATCGCGGACAACGCTCCATTCGCACCAACCGAAGCTGACCTGCATGATTTGGCAGGCATCCTTAGTACAGCGGACGGTTCCTGGCGCTCGGCAGGCACGCCGAGTGCATGCTACGTGAGCGAATACCTGCGCTACGACCCTATCAGCGGCACGTCCATCTACGGATTCCTAGTAGATCGCACAGGAGGAACTCTGGCGAACACAGATGATATCACGGTAATTCTCCATGTTCTACAGGACTAGCATTCTGTGTAGCGGACTTATCGGTAACATCGGAGAGGGCTATGTCGCTGCATAGGCTACAGTGGCGCAGGGCGGTGCTTGGCGGGGGCGGGGCGGCGGCTCCTGTTGCGTCACTCACGTTCGAGGCGACCGGCGCGGATACGCTGACCCTGCAACGTATCACGCCAACCGGAGGCGATACGACGGTATCGTGGGGTGATGGCGACGAAACCACGATTAGCGACGGGAACACGGGGAGCACAGCGCATACCTACGCGGGTGCTGGGACGTATGAGGTTACGTTTAGCAATCCCGGCCTGATTACGTATTTTACGGTGAGACTTGACGCGAAAATCACGGCGCTCGATGTTACCGAGTGTTCGTCGCTGACAACCCTGAACTGCACCAACAACAACATCGGCGTATTGGACGTAAGTTCGCTCACGTCATTGACGTACCTGAACTGCGCCAACAACAGCATCGGCGTATTGGACGTAAGTGCGCTCACGTCGCTGACGTTCCTGAGATGCCCCAACAACAACATCAGCGTATTGGACGTAAGTTCGCTCACGTCGCTGACGACCCTGATATGCGGCAACAACAACATCAGCGTGCTGGATGTAAGTGCACTGACATCGCTGACGTACCTGCAATGCGTCGACAACTCGATCAGCGTGCTGGATGTAAGTGCACTGACATCGCTGACGTACCTGCAATGCGTCGACAACTCGATCAGCGTGCTGGACGTGAGCAGTCTGGCAAACGGGCTGTACTACCTCGACGCAAGCGACAATGGGATGGCTCAATCTGCTGTTGACACCATTATCACCGACATCTGGGATCGACGAGCGGACTGGACGGACGCCACGCCAGAGCTAGATGTCGGCGGTACAAACTCCACACCGACTGGGGCCTATCAAGACGGCTACCCGACACCGCTTGACGAATTGGAGATGGTACACGATCTCATCAACGACGATGACGCGGCGGGGATTCAGACGTGGGCCGCGATCACTTGGAATGGGGGGTCGGCTCCTTAGATGATTTGGACTGAAGAGGATAACGCGCTACTTGGCACCATGACAGACCGAGAATTAGCAGATATGTTAGGAACAACCCTTGGCGTCGTTTACTATCAGCGTCGGAAACTGAACATAGAGCCATACGGCACATCTGTCAATAGATTGCAGTGGACACCAGAAATGGAAGCGATTCTTGGAACGGACACGGATTTAACTATTTCAAAAGAGCTTGGGATAAGCTCTAGTTCAGTTCAACTTAGAAGAGAGAGTCTTGGGATTTCTGCATATGGACCGGGCAGTAATAATAAACCCATAAAATGGACAGATGAAATGGACGCTTTTTTGGGCACTGATATTGATAGAAAAATCGCCAAGAGATTAGGGTTAAGCAGAAGAACAATTGAAAAGCGTCGTCACGAGCTAGGTATTGCCAGCTACATGGAGGATAACAGAATAATTCCCCTACACCTGAGCGGGCAGGATACTGAAGCTAAAAGAATTTATCAAGAAAAGAGACGACAGAAGAAACTTACCTTAGATGATACGCTAACCAACAAACAGTGGGTATTTGCATTGGATTTTTTTGGACATCGGTGTGCATACTGTGGGTCTAACAACAGTTTGGAGGAGGAGCACATAGTTCCCGTTAGCAAAGACGGCGCACGAGAAGCAA